GACATTTTTGCCCATAATAAGAACTATAATAAACTTAAAAAAGGCAACTGATGCACCCAAGTACGCAAGCACTTTCGCACATTCAATCACAATAGGCGGCAAATGCACAGGCTCAACACCTTCCAAAGCAGTGCCAGCCATGAGTAACGTGCATGATTTGATGAATGTCATCGCAGGCTCTGCGAAATCAACGTCAAATGGGTTTAGATTTAGATTCATTTTTTTTCAATTTAAGTAGCATCTCACGCTCATACTTGCGCAAGGCTTCAGTTTCTTTTTTGATTTGTGCTTTCAATTCCTCTTTGGTCATGGGAGCTTACTCAATAAGTTACTAAACACTGGTCCACGTGTATTCATCGCAGTGTTGCCGCTTGAAAAAAGGTAATTTGAACTACTCTTTTTAACGCCTATCGGTGAGCGTTGCGGCCAGACGTTATTTGAGTATTCGGGGAACAACGAACTATTCGCACACAAGTAATCTACCAACACGCCCGTGTAATATTCTGCATTTGATTTCGCTCGCTCAATAGCATCCTTCATGACCGAGTCAGAAATGGGTGATGCGTCTTCGCTTGTACGTTGTACCAAAGTGCCGTTATCGAGCTTGTATGTAAGCGATGGAATGGCTTCAACCATAGTCCACCACAAAACAACTTTACGGCAATAATCATCCACCAAAGTTTGATAATTACCGCTCAATGTATTGTTCGCGATTTCGTTTTTTAAGTAGTCAAATAACGAATCACCCAAGTAGGGCGAAAGGTATTTGTCTTGACTCAAATATACCGCAGGGTATAAAAGATTCGGGTCAACCGCACCGTTAACCTGAGTGTATTTTTTTATGTAGTTTTCTGATATGAATAATACTTCTGCCATAGTGTTTATTTATTATATGCACTTCCGTTAGCTCCCCAAACTGGATTGCTCGCTAAGAATCCGCGATAGTCCATATCTTCGGGCAACTTTGCAACGAGTGAATTGTTTCTTACTTTGTAACCCATCCGCTCAGCTTTTGCCACCGCAATCCTGCGAGCGTCTTCGCTTTCGGGGTTAATCTTCGCGCCCTTGCTATTAACCCATACGGTCTTCTTCCAAAAGTGTTTGCAGTTGCCACCGCCCTTGTAGAACCATATATCGTAAGTCTCTGCGCCCTTAGGACCCCAACCCGGATTCACTGCTCTACTTTCCATAGCAACAATATCTTCCTTGCGATATAGCTTATTTGCACGTAACATCTTTCGACAAAATTCTCTCATGTTATCATGTCTGAAGTCACCTCCATATACGTAACGAGTAATGAAGTAGTTGCCATCAATCAAAGCATCCTGCTCGCTCTTTGCGTTTGGTCGTGCCGTTCCTGTGCTTGCTAATTCGTGCGCTGCGATAACTTCAAGCTCTTTGTTTTCAGCATCGTCTGTATCGTAGTCAACCTCGTAAGCATCAATCAAAATCCAGTCCTTGTTTGGTTCCTCACCGAGTGCGATAAGTTCATCCGCAACGGTTGAAACAGCATCCATCTCAACTTGAATTTGTTCAAGGATTCGAGCGGCCCAATCGCGCCCTGCATCACCGCCCCAAAGTTGCCACGCTATTCTGCCAGCCGTTGGAAATCCATCCTCGCCATCGTTCCATCCAGTCGCTTGTTTGTCAACTTCATGTCTTGCGAAATACGAGTTCATTCTTTTCACCGTGTCAAGTGATAAGTTCCTCAAATTAGAAATATCTCGCGCTCTTGCAACACCAACTTCAGTACCTCCGCGACCGTATTCATCGCGCCACTTCAAACCGATTTCAGCTTCGATTGCCATTTCTTTCGTAGGCTCGAAACTTTCTTCAGCTAATTGATGACAACAACCCTTTTTTTTTTCAAGGGATTTAACCACAGGCGCAGGTGCAGGAGCAGGAGCTGGTTCGGTAGCAACCGAGAATGAAAGTGGTGTATTCGGAATAACAGTCAACTGGATATTTGGAATTTCAAACGAAAGTATCTCGGTGAAACCTTTAATGATTAATCGTTGCGCTGGTTCGATAACTTGGTTAGTAAATATCTCTAAACCAACAGCCATTTCATCTTTGTTTGAGCCGAATCCTAACTGCGTTCTAATACCGAAAATCAAAGGTGTAGTGATTCGGTGCGCGATCATGACTTTGTTTGTCGATTCCTCACTCAAAAATTGATATTGTTTATCAGCATCTGAAAGTGGGAACGAAGTGATGTCAGGCTTTGGAGTATCGCGCTCATTGAAAGTCATCAAAAACTTTCCTGCATTACGTGCGCCCGTGAGTAACTTCTCCCAGTCACGCTTCATATCCCATTGCTGATCGGGTGGAATTTGCCCGTTGAAGAACGAAATAATGAACGAAGGAAATAAACCATTCATGATATTATTCACGTGGTACATTCCTATCTGCCTTTCAAGTTCAATGTAATTTACCGCACTCCAGTAATCAGGATTTGGGTATATCTGTCCGCTTGTATATGCAAACTTCCAAAGCACTTGCGATGGCTCTTGTACCGCCATGCTTGGATTAAACTTTGGAATGAATGTCGGTCTGTTTTTTTTCTTGCGTGTATTCGCCCAGTCCTCACTGTGATAGATTCCGATGATATCCTCATCCTCACCTTCAACCGCAATGCGACATTCCTCAAATGGTAAGTGACGCAGCTTTGCGATGCTCTTTCTATCATTCGAATAAATCACCTCAACGAAATAACCGCCATACTTTTTGAAGTCATGCGATGCTGCATAGTACTGCCCATAAACGTCAAGTGCTTCAATCCTATCCTGCCCAACATTCGATGTGATTCCTTTCCCGGCAATCATGTCACCGATGGAAATGCACAACGAACCATGCACTGGACTTGACTCACTCAATTCGCGCAAGTATTGTGGGAACAAATTGTTCACCCCGAATGCCACCCAGCCACCACGATCAACTCTCTCAACTGAACTGACTGGTTGATATTCTTGCAGCTTGACGTTTACTATGTTGTTATCCATTGTAGATTATATCGTCTTGTATAGTTATTGTCGGCACTTCAAAGTAAATGCCTGAATCGTTCAAATATAAGTATCCTCGCTCACATATTCCCACTACACTCGCATCCGTTGGGTCTAAATTACTATTTGAATTTTGACCATATACCTCGTAACGGTAGCGACCCGGTAAGGTGAGAGAGACAGTCGTAACTTCCAATGTCGTTACACGCTGATTCTCGTTCACAATGGTGGGAACTTGCGCGATAGTATTGCCCACATTACTATTTTCTTCATGCGAAATGATTAACAAATAATCAGTGAACGCAGTTGTATAGTATTGCCTTGCCTCATCGAGTGAAAGTCGCAAGGTTTGATTCGCAGTATTTGTGTTAAGATAGACCATATATAAAAAAGGTGGGCAGTGCGCCCACCCTTTTAATGTGATTTAGTTGTGGTTATTGATCTTCGGTTGTAGGACTTACAGTGTAATTAGCCGCAGTCATGGTCGCATCATTCAACGTGTAAGGTTGAACTGGCTCATCACTTGTGAAAGTCAACTGATAACCCTGCAAGTCACCGAATGCAGCTCCGGTCTGGAAAGTTCCTGCGGTCATGTACATTCCGTTTGTTGTTCCGAAAGCAAGTATTTTACCGCTATTCAATTCAACAAACAATCCTACACGTGCTTTGGCAAGTGCTTCGAGTTCTTCACGCTTACTCGCATTGATGTTCTTCAAACTCAATGAAACGCTGTGAGTATAGAACACCGTTCCATTCTCCAAAGAAACAGTCGGATTGAAAGTTGCAGAAGCCGAGTTTTTAAGTGGCTCATAAGTATAAACCGTTCCACTTCCTGCGGTAACTTCAGCCGGAGTACCACCGATAGTGTAGGTTAATTGGTCGAATTTGCCGATGTATATTTTCTTGATACCCCCGATGCTATCGTTGCATCCGAGTGTGAATCCCGTGGATAAGTTACAACTCATATTTGTATTTTATTAAAGGGCGGCTATTACACCGCCCTATTGTTTTTGATTATTAGAAGTTTGCTCCGTAAGCAACGATCTCATTACCGAAACCGTACTGAACACCAGCGAAGAAACGAGCGCGGAAACGCACATTGTCAGAAGCATCAAGGTCAGTCATGTCAAGAACTTTCACTTCGTTCCAGTCAGAAAGAAGGTTAGTTCCGAACCACAAGTTTGACTTTTGAGCCATCAGCATGTGGTTAGCAGGAAGACCTGGGCAAACGTGAATCTGATATCCGAAATAAGACTTCGGCATTTCAGGACCACCGTAAGTGTACCATCCGTTTCCTGCACCAGCGTTAGCAATCATGTAGTCTTCCCATATATCTTGTGACAAGTAGATGATTGGCTTTTCAGTTGCACCCTTTACACCTTGTGGGCAAGCAGCAACCAAAACACCGATTTGAGCAATTACGTTGCTTGAGTTGATAGTGGTAGGAGTTGGCTTGATAACAGTTCCATCAGCAGCCATAAGAGTAACGAATCCATCGTACTCACCAGCGTTGGCTGAATCTCCGTTCCAAATCAAATCTTCGTTCTTTGCACCAGCACCGCCCAAGATTGTAGCTATCAAAGCATCAGTCAATGAAGCAGGCAGGATGTCTTTTTGGATGTCACCAGCATCCCAGTCGTGAAGCAAGCTTCCGTTCTCTGCACCGAGATCACCCTTGCAGATTTGACGGTGAATTTGAAGCTTCTTAATCTCAAGGATTCTTTCATCCAAAGTGATCTCACCAGTTGGAGTGAAGTCGCAAGTAGCATCAGCGAAAGTGATGTCATCTACCAAACGTCTTACGACCTGCTTGTAGTCAACATTCTCTTTTACAGTGATTCCTGCGAGTGTTTCGTTTGACATAAATGCAGCGCGGATATATCCACCTGCAACCTTACCAGAGTAAGTTGTAGTTAATGAAGTAGTTGTAGCCATTTTATTTTATAGTATTATTTTTTGATGTTTTGTATTTGAGCCATTACACGCTCTTGGTATGTCATTTGCGCCCATGCTTTCGCAGGAGCAGAAGCAGACAAGGTCGCTTTCTTTTCTTTTACCGATGGAGCTGCTGGAGCTTTCTTCAGTGCAGCAAGTTCAGTTGCACTTACTGTGGCTTCAGTCTTTGCCTTTGCAAGTTCTTCGCTCACCGCAGAAAGTTCAGCGTTCTTTGAATCGAGTGCGCTCTGAAGGTCAGAGATTTTTTGTGATAGTGAATTGATTGTAGCAATGATGTCATCGCTGCTCATTTCACTTTCAACTTCTATCTCTTTTACTTCAGCAATTTTGCCATCCTCACCAACGATGAGAATCTTTCCATCTTCGAGTGGATATTCACCAGCTCCAACCGGAAATACGTTACCTTCCGCATCCTTCATGTAGCAATCCGAACCAACACCGAAGTCATCGGCACTTGTGTAAATCATGTTACCATCAGCAAGACGTGCTTCGGCTTCAAGTTTCACCTCTGATTCGAACTTCACACCGTGCGCATTCGGGTCAATTCCAAACTTTTGGAAGATGCCCAGTAATTGATCTTTCAATTTCATTTGTATAAGTTCTTTTGCGTATAACGGAAGAACTCCGATTTTGCCCAGTTCGGTGGAAAAAAAGTTGAAAATGAAAAAACCCCCACCGTTGTGAGGGTTTCCCTGTAACCAATTAACAACAAACAATTTATAACAAAAAGCGTTGCGAATTTATATGTTAGCGAGGACTCGCTCTATCTCTTTTATCAGTAACGATTCAACACTCACGTGATTCATTTCCACAACTTGTTCAGTGAACATCCCTTCGATGCTGAATCCACGAATAGCACCGGACTTCACTTCTTCCCATACGTTGTCATCGTCAACCTTTGCCCCGATAAACCATGTGCCATCAGGTAGATCACTCAATCCGAGTGCAATGCTTTTATCGCTATCACCTTCTTTGAGCCATGATTCCACAATAGTGACTCCGCTCACTGGGTATTGATGCTGAAGGTTTGTGGTATGGTGTAAGTTCTTTTTGTAGAAGTTGTGTGCAAGTGTTTCGATTGTTTCTTTTTCGAACTTCATGTAATATTCCTCATTGTTTTGGTCAATGCGAAGAATCAACTTTTCGGGTATGAGTGCAGCACCGTATAGCATCCTGCGCTCTTTGTCCACGCTTGACAACTTTACTTTCTCGCTTGAGAGTGCAACCCAATTTTCTTCGATGGCAGGAACGTCAACAAGTCCCATTGCCGTGATTCCGAGCTTACCGTTCTCGTCAATCACACATTTTACTATTCTTTTTTTATCCATTTTATTTTAATTTATTCGTGCTAAATCTCTGACTTTATCGCGTGCTTCAACCGCACTACTAACGTCTTGCGCAAGTACATACGCTTTCGGTGTTTGTTCCGGGCGGTTTTGCAATAAACCTAAATTGAGAGCATTGAATGTGGGAACTGTCCCCACATTACCCCCACCGCCTGCGCCAACTGAAGGAACACCGCCCCCACCTCCGCCACCTGAATCACCCGACTCGCTGAATTTTGTCGATGCGATTTTTGCTATTTGTGCAATACCGGTTGCGGCAGCTATTCCTGCTTCGATAAATTGAGTACCAGTTGCAAGTTTAATCGGATTACCTCCTGCGGTCAATGCAGCCGTAACGGCTAAC